TCATGGTGCTTCCTCCAGGTCCAAGAGAAATGTTCGTGCCCATAGATGCAATATAACGCCGAATGCTGAAAATCCCAAGACAGCAAGCGGACTGAGCGTGCTTGGATCTGTCACGATGGCGTTGATCGTGGGGGTTAAAACGCCGATGGCGACCATGGTCGTCCCGCAGGTGTTGACGAAGTTTGCGGTCAGCTTCTGCGTTTCGTTGCGGATGAGAACTGTCAGGCTGCCTGTTTGCTCACTCATCGACGACCCCCGAAATTCGTGGCACGGATTGCAACCCTGAGATGGTAGCCGATGGTTGGCTTCAGGCCAAGCGCCAGAAGCACCCGTCTTGCATCCACTTTACTGAGGACACTCCCCATGAAATTCCCCTTTCGTCTGCCCTGGGCTCAAGCCCCGGAACGAACCTTCGTGCCCGAAGAAAAGGCGCTCAACCCCCGTCCCGGGACGGCGCTGGCGCTGATTGCGGGCGAGGGCGAGGCGCGCTGGACGGGCAGGTCCTATGCTGCGCTGTCGCGCGAGGGGTTCATGAAGAACCCGGTGGCGCATCGCTGCGTGCGTCTGGTGTCGGAGGCAGCCGCCAGCATCGGTTTTCTTGCCTATCAGCGCGAGACCGAGCGGCCGGAGCATCCGGCCCTTCCGCTACTGGCTCGCCCGAACGGGGCGATGACGGGGGCGGATTTTCTCGAAACGCTGTATGGCCAGCTGCTACTTTCGGGCAATTCTTACGTCGAGGCGGTGGCGATCGGTGCTGGGAGGGCGGAACTGCATCTCTTGAGGCCGGACCGGGTGAGCGTGGTGACCGGGGCGGATGGCTGGCCGGCGGCCTATGACTATCGCGCCGGCACGAAGGTGAGGCGGATCGCGCTGGACGGGCTCCTGCATCTGAAGCTCTTCCACCCGCTCGATGATCACGAGGGGTTTGCGCCGCTCGCGGCAGCGCAGGTGGCGCTTGATCTGCACAATGCGGCGGGGCGCTGGAACAAGGCGCTGCTCGACAATTCGGCAAGGCCTTCCGGCGCGCTGGTCTATCAGCCGAAGGAGGGCGGCAATCTTTCCGCCGACCAGTATCAGCGGCTGAAGGTGGAGCTCGACGAGGGCTATTCCGGCCCGATGCGGGCGGGGCGGCCGCTTTTGCTCGAGGGCGGGCTCGACTGGAAATCGATGGGGCTTTCGCCCAAGGACATGGATTTCGTCGAGGCGAAGAATGGCGCTGCCCGCGACATAGCCCTCGCCTTCGGCGTGCCGCCGATGCTGCTCGGCATTCCCGGCGACAACACCTATGCCAATTACCAGGAGGCGAACCGCGCCTTCTATCGGCTCACCGTGCTGCCGCTGGTGACGCGCACGGGGGCCTCGCTCTCGGTGTTTCTGGGCGACTTGACCGGCGAGGCGCTGCGGCTGGTGCCGGATCTCGATACGGTGGCGGGGCTGTCAGTGGAGCGCGATGCGCTGTGGGCGCGGGTCGGCGCGGCGGCGTTTTTGACGGATGAGGAGAAGCGTGAGGCGGTAGGGTATTGAGGGGGGGCTCATTTCCTCTCCCATTGCGGGAGAGGTTACAAAATCGAGGGCTTAGCCCGATCAGGGCTAAACCTCAGATTTTGTTGGTGAGGGGCTCGGTAGGGGGCGAATAGGTTCGCATTCTGACCTTCACGTTTCAGTTGAAGAGCAGGAACAGCGCGAGAGCGTCGTGCCAACGGAACGTGGCCCCTCTCTGGCGATTTCTGATGTTTAGGCCGCTTGCGCTGGCCTAATTCATCGAAATCGCTTTCTCCCCCGCATGGGGGGAGAGGGAGCGCGCGGCATACCCACAGTTCCGGCTACGTCTCTCCGCGAGCGTTCCGTTTGTATTCCCCCAGCAACACACGGATGTCGGCCTAGCGCGTCCACGCTAGGATGCTCGCTCGACCGATCCGGACACCCGCCCATGGACATCCCGCCCCAGCTCCCACCCGGTGCCAGTCTCACCGCCGACTGGATCACCCCTCAGCAGGAAGCCGCGCTGATCGCCTTCCTCGACGCCGGCGCGTGGAGCGACGAGCTGAAGCGGCGGGTTCGGCATTTTGGCTATCGTTATGACTACCGGGCGAGGCGCGCCACGGTGGAGAGCCGGATCGGGCCGCTGCCGGAAATGCTGCAGGGACTGGCGGAGCGGCTTGTGGCGGACGGGTTTTTCTTAGCCGTGTCGGACCAGGTGATCGCCAACGAATATCTGCCCGGGCAGGGGATCAGCGCGCATGTCGATTGCGAGCCGTGTTTCGGCGAGGCGATCGCCTCGCTCAGTCTGCTGTCGGCCTGCGAGATGCGGTTTGCTTGCCTTAAACGCGGCGAGACGCGGGCGGTCATTTTGCCGCCGCGTTCGCTGCTGGTGCTCACTGGGCCGGCGCGGCGTGACTGGGCACATGCGATCCCGGCGCGGCAGTCGGACGTGATTGACGGGCTGCGGGTGATGCGGCAGCGACGGGTGTCGCTGACCTTTCGGACCATGCGGTTTTGACCGAAGGCCCCGCCAGGCGAGACCGGGCGCGGCTTCATGCATCAAATCAACCGGCGGAATCAGACTGTGAACTCTCACTGCCAAGCGATTCCAGGGATTCGGAAATTTGCGCCGACTTCACCTGACGGGTGAAGGGCTCGACTTGGGCTGAAGAGGAAGAGGGACGCCGGCCGCAGCCTTTGGGGCGGGATCGTTCCGGCCGGCGCTCACCCAAAAAGCTAACCGCGAAAGATGAACAAATGACTGACTTCGGCCATGACGGCGGGGTGACCTCCGCGCGTCTGATCGGTGCTGTCGCGGGCTCCGCGATCTCGCTGGTGTATCTGCTTCCCAAGCATCGCCGCGAGGCGGCCGTGCGCTTTCTGACCGGCGTCGCCTGCGGGTTGATCTTCGGCGGGCCGACGGGGCTCTGGGGTGCGGGGCAGCTGGGGCTCGAAGGGCGGCTCTCGACGGCGGAAATCATGCTGGCGGGGGCGACGCTGGCGTCGTTTACCGCCTGGTGGGGGCTCGGTGTTCTCGTGCGGCTGACCGGTCGGGCGGGGGACAAGGTGGGTGGGTGAACGCCTTCATCCGGAGGAGCCCCTGCGCAGGCAGGGGCCTCAAAGGATGCTGCGTGGATGAAATGGGTGGCCTGGACCCTTCGAGGCCATCGCATGGCGAGGGCACTTCAAGGGGAGGTGGGTGGGCACCGCCTCCGCCCCTTGGGCGACCAAACCAAATCAACATCACGAGGAGACGAGCCATGCAGGCTTTGGAAACGGCGGGGGCGCCGCGGTTTTGTTACGCCGGGTTGACGCTGAAGGGGGTGGCCGGCGACGGGCGGTTTTCGGGTTATGCGAGCCTGTTCGGCGAGGTCGATCTCGGGCGCGACGCAATCGAACCCGGGGCCTTTGCCGCGTCGCTGACAAAGCGCGGGGCGGGCGGTGTGCGCATGCTCTACCAGCATGATCCGGCCGAGGTGATCGGCCGCTGGACCGAGATCCGCGAGGACGAGCGGGGGCTTTACGTCGAGGGCAGGCTGGCGACCGACGTCGCCCGCGCCCGCGAGGTGCATGCGCTGATGAAGGCCGGCGCGCTGGACGGTCTCTCGATCGGCTTTCGCGCGGTCAAGACGCGGAGCGACCGCAAGGCAGGCGTGCGGCGCATCCTCGAGGCCGATCTCTGGGAGATCTCGGTGGTGACCTTTCCGATGCTGCCGACGGCCAGGGTCTCCAATGTCAAGCACAGGCGGTTCTACCGCGACAGGGAAACCGAGCTTGTCCGGCTGATGCGCCGGGCGGCCCGGTCGATGGCGAAAAATCACTTCACGAAAGGATGAGCGACATGGAAGACGCGATGGTGACAGGTGAGGGCAGGACGGATGAGGCGGGGCGTGTGGCCTCTGCCGCAGACGGGCGGCGTGGAAAGAGGGCAGGCGGCGGTGGTGCCGCAAGGCTGGCGCCGGAGGTGAAGGCCGCACCCGATACGGTGACGGCGGCTTTCGCCGAGTTCATGACGGCCTTCGAGGCTTTCAAGGAGGCCAATGACGAGCGGCTGGGCGAAATCGAGGAGAAGCTGACGAGCGATGTCGTGACCCGCGACAAGGTCGAGCGGATCAACAAGGCGATCGATGAGCAGAGCCGGCTTCTCGACGAACTCGTCTTGAAGAAGCGTCGTCCGGCGCTGGAACGGTCCGGTCGCGACGAGGCGGGGCTGGCCGAGCACAAGGCGGCCTTCGAGGCCTATGTGCGCCGCGGCGATGACCAGGCCCTGCGCGATCTCGACCAGAAGGCGCTGTCGGCAGGGGTTTCCGGCGATGGCGGTTATCTGGTGCCGCCGCAGGTGGACGAGGAAATTGGCCGCAGGCTCAGGGTCATCTCGCCGATCCGGTCGCTGGCGACCGTGCGGCAGGTCTCCGGGGCCGTGCTGAAGAAGCCCTTTGCCGCGAGCGGCTTTGCCAGCGGATGGGTGGCGGAGACGGCAGCGCGGACCCAGACCGGCACGCCGGAACTCTCCGAACTCGCCTTCCCGACCATGGAACTCTATGCCATGCCGGCGGCGACGCAGGCGCTGCTCGACGATGCCGCCGTCGACATCGAAGCCTGGATCGCGGCGGAAGTCGACATCGCCTTTGCCGAACAGGAGGGCGAGGCCTTCGTGTCGGGTGACGGCGTGCTGAAGCCGAAGGGGTTTCTCGCCTACGACCAGGTGGATGACGGCGCCTGGGAATGGGGCAAGATCGGCACTGTTGCCACCGGGGCAGCCGGCGCCTTCGCGGCAAGCGGCGCCTCGGATGTCTTGATCAACGTGGTCTATGCGCTGAAGGCGGGGCATCGCCAGAACGGCACGTTTGTCATGAGCCGGCGCAGCCAGGGCGCGGTGCGCAAGCTGAAGGATGCCGACGGCAACTATCTCTGGGCACCACCGGCCAGGGCCGGCGATCCCGCCTCGCTGATGGGATTTGCGGTTGCCGAAAGCGAGGACATGCCGGAGATCGCGGCCAATGCGACGGCGATCGCCTTCGGTGATTTCCGCGCGGGCTATCTGGTGGTTGACCGCGTCGGCGTGCGCGTGCTGCGCGATCCCTATTCGGCCAAGCCTTACGTGCTGTTCTACACCACCAAGCGCGTCGGCGGCGGCGTGCAGGACTTCGAGGCGATCAAGCTGGTGAAGTTTGGGGTGTGAGGGAGAGACCCTCCCCTTGGGGGTAGGGCGCGGAGCGCAGCTTGGGGGTGGGCTGAGACTGCTGCAGTTTACCCCCCGGTCACCCCCACCCGCCGCCTTGCGGCGACCTCCCCCTCAAGGGGGAGGTGGGTGGCGCTCCTTGATGCCTGACAAAGACATGCCCCTCATCCGCCCTTCGGGCACCTTCTCCCCGTAAACGGGGAGAAGGAAGCGCCGCCGCTGGCCCCAGTCGCCCTTCTCCCCGCTCGCGGGGAGAAGGTGCCGGCAGGCGGATGAGGGGCATATTCCTCCTATGTTTTCAAGGAACCTCCCATGACCATCATCGAACTCACCCCTCCCGCCGTGGAGCCGCTGACGCTTGTCGAGATCAGGGCGCATCTGAGGCTCGATACGGAGGACGAGGACGATCTTCTTCGGGCACTCGCCATCGTCGCCCGCGAGCACTTGGAGCGGGAGACGGGGCTGGTGCTGGCAGCAAGGGACTTCCGGCTTTGCCTCGACGCCTGGCCGGCGGACGGGATCGTGACGATTGCGCGCGGGCCGGTCCGTGCGGTGACGGCGGTGACCGTCTATGACGGGGACGGCGAGCCGCAGGCGGTGGATCTCGCCGGACATCTGCTGGATGGCGAGGCGCGGCCGGCGCGGCTTTGGCTGCGGAACGTGCCGCAACCGGGGCGGGCGATGAACGGGGTCGAGGTGGAATTTTCCGCCGGCTTCGGCGAGAGCGGCGCGGATCTGCCGGAGACGCTGAAGCGGGCGATGTTGCTGCATGTCGCGGCGATGTTTGCGACCCGCGGCGTGGTCGCGGCCGATGCCCAGCCGGCGGTGGTGCCGCCGGGTTACGAGCGGCTGATTGCGCCCTTCTGCCGGCGGGGGCTCTGACCATGGCGCTTCTCGATATTGATGCCGGCCGTCTGACGGCGCGGCTGGTGCTGGAACGGCCTCATCAGGTGGAAGACGCCCAGGGTGGGGCGGAGACCGGCTTCGTCGAACTCGCCCGTGTCTGGGCGCTTGTCGAGCCGCGCAGTTTTGCCGAGGAAGAGAAGGGGCCGGGGCTGGTTTCGACCGTGACGCATCATGTGACGGTCAGGGCGCGCGCAGATCTGGCGGCCGGGCAGCGGTTTCGCAAGGGAGCGCGGGTGTTCGACATCCTGGCTTTGCGCGATCCAGACGAGACCGGGCGGCTTCAGCTGGCGCTCTGCCGCGAGGTGACGGGATGAGCGGCGGGCGGCAGAGGACGGCGCTGGAGGAAACCGGCGCGCGGCTGGGCGATGTTCTGCGGCGGGCGCTTTCTGATCGGCTGGCGCGGCGGATGGATGGGTTTTTGCTGGCGGCGCATGAGCGGCAGGGGGTTGGTGACAGCAGAGGACCGGGTGTGCCCATGCTGGACCGAACGGAGCAGGGCACCTCGCAGCGCGATGGGGGAGAGACGCGATGACGAATGCGGTTAATGCCTTGCTGGCGGCACTTCAACAGGCGGTGAAGGCGGATGCGGCGCTGATGGCAGTGCTCGGGGTCCAGGGGCTCACCGACCGGACGGTCCGGCCGCAGCGTTTTCCGGCGCTGGTGATCGGCCCCGTCGAGGCACGGGATTTTTCCACCGGCGAGGCAGAGGGGGCGGAGATCCTGCTGACACTTGAGGGCTGGAGTGCGGTGTCACGCCGCGAGGCCGAAGGGCTGGTCGCGGAGGTGCGGCGGGTGGCCGATGGTTTGCCGGAGATGCTGGGCGGCTTTCGGCTGGTGAATTTTCGCCATCGCCGGACGGCGAGCCGGCGCGAGGTGAAGGCCGGGCTGTTTGTCGCGGAGGCGGCGTTTCGGGCGGTGGTTGAGTGAGGCAGTTTCATCTCCCCCTTGCGGGGGAGACTTCGGAGCGGTGGCCGAAGGCCAGAAATCGATCCAGTGAATCGATTTCAGCGAACGAAGGCCTGAGCGCGACGCCGCGCGAAGGCTTTGAGAGGAATTGGCCCGATCAGGGCCAAACCTCAGATTTCGCAAGAGGGGGGCTCGGTGAGATGAGTGCCAACGCAACGTTTCCCCTCTCTTGGAAAATCTGAAGTTTAGGCGGCTTGCGCTCGCCTAAGCCTTCGATTTTCCATTCTCCCCCACAAGGGGGGAGATGGGATCAGATGTCCGTCCCCGCCGCGCAATCACCGCCAGCCCCAGGATCGCCGCGAAACCCGTGGCGGCGAGGAGGGTCGCGAGCACCAGGCCGGCGTCGATGCCAGCGCGGTCGATGACTGCGGTCATCAAAACGGGAGCGGTGGCGTTGGCGAGGTTTTGCGGCAGTGACAGGCGCGCCGACTGGCGGGCGAAGCGGCTGGCCGAGAAGAAGGAGAGCGGCAGGGTGGCGCGCGCGAGCGTGGTGACGCCGGAGCCGAAGCCATAGAGGGCGGTGAAGACGAGCAGGCTCGACGGCGTGCCGGAGGAGAAGATCAGGAGCAGGGTCGAGCCGGTGAGCATGGCCATGCCGGCAAGGCCTGTCGTGATCGGCGAGGTGTGTTTGCCGAGGACCAGGTCGAAGGCGCGGGCGGCGATGCCGAAGACGGCGCGCAGGGATCCGAGCTGCAGGGCAAGCGCCGGCGTGGCGCCTGACAGTTCGAGGATATGCAAGAGCTGCGGCGACAGGCCGAAGGTCATCAGGCTGGCGAGCGACGTCGAGAATGCAATGAGCAGGAAGGCCAGCGTTGCCATGCGGCGGCTAAGTTCGAGCGGCTCGATCTGATCGGCGGCACGATCTTCGGCCGAACGGGCGATGGCAATGCGGCCAATGCCGATATGCACGGGGAGCGCAATAACGAGCTGGGCGGCGGCGGCGGCGAACAGGGCACCGCGCCAGCCGAAGGCCTCGCCAGCGAGCGTGAGAAGCGGCCAGCAGACGGCCGAGGACAGGCCGGTGAAGATCATGAGTATGCCGATGGCGCGGCGGGAATCGCGCCCCTCGCGCTCGACGACGGCGGCAAAGGCGGGCACGGTGAGCGCAAACGAGCCGCCGGCGCCGAGAATCAGCCAGGCTATTGCGTAGGTGAGAAGGCCGGTGGAGAGGGCGAGCAGGGCGAGACCTGACGCCATCAGGACCGAGCCCATGGCGAGAACCCTGGACGCGCCGTGGCGGGCGATCTGCCGGCCGGTCCAGGGGCCGAGAAAGGCCATGGTCAGCATCATCACGGTGAGCCCGGCAAAGGCGGTCTCGTTGGCTATGCCGAGATCGGCCGCCATGGCCCGGCCGAACACCGCCGGCATTTCATAGGTCGTGCCCCAGCCGAGGATCTGCGAAACCGCAAGCGCGGCGACAAGGATGGTGCGGGGCATGTTCATGCGGGGGACTCGGAGGGGATTTCGGGCGGGCGGTTTGTTCTAGGCCGGTCGGGACACGGACGATAGGGCGAAATCTTGCCAGGGGTGGTCGGATGGGCTCGGACCGTCTCCGCCCTTGCGGGGGAGACTTCGAAGCGTTGGCCGAAGGCCAGAAATCGATCCAGTGAATCGATTTCAGCGAACGGAGGCCTGAGCGCGACGTCGCGCGAAGGCTTTGAGAGGAATTGGCCCGATCAGGGCCAAACCTTGAGATTTTGCAAGAGGGGGGCTTGGTAAGCTTTAGCGCCAGCAGAACACTGCCCCCCTCTTGGAAAATCTGAAGTTTAGGCGGCTTGCGCTCGCCTAACCCTTCGATTTTCCGTTCTCCCCCGCAAGGGGGGAGATGCGCCGCCCCAAGCGTCTCGTCCCAGCAGCATTCACACACATCAACAAAGGAGAGACGCCATGGGTGCGCAGAAGGGCAAGGATCTGTTGCTGAAGGTCGAGGACGGGGCGGGGTTTGTGACGGTGGCCGGCCTCAGGGCGAGGCGGCTCGCCTTCAATGCACAGACCGTCGATGTGACCGATTCCGAAAGCGCCGGGCGCTGGCGGGAACTGCTGGAGGGGGCGGGCATCCGGCGTGCGGGGCTGACGGGCTCGGGACTGTTCAAGGATGCGGCGTCGGATGCGCTGGTCCGGGCGGCCTTTTTTGGCGGGTCGATCCTCAACTATCAGGTGGTGATCCCGGATTTCGGCACGGTGACGGCGCCGTTTCAGGTGACGGCGCTCGATTACGCCGGCAATCACGATGGCGAGGTGACCTTCGAGATCGCGCTGGAATCGGCTGGTGCCGTTTCCTTCGTGGCGCTGTGAGGCTCCGATGCGCGGATATGAACGGGAGATGCGCGAGCCGGTGACGGTGAACCGCGCCAATCGCCATCGCGGCGAGGTGGAAGGCGTCATTGATGGCGAGCGGCGGATACTCTGCCTGACGCTGGGCGCGCTCGCGGAACTGGAGACGGCATTCGGCGCCGACAGCCTGACGGATCTCGCGTCTCGGTTTGCCGGTGGACGGCTGAAGAGCGCCGATCTCACCCGCATTCTCGCCTGCGGTCTGCGCGGCGGCGGCAACCGGCTCTCGGATGCCGATGTCGCCGAGATGGCTGTCGAGGGTGGGGTCGCAGGGGCGGCGAAACTGGTCGGCGACCTGCTGGCGGTGACATTCGGCGTGTCGGCGGAGATGCGGTCGGACCGCGGCGAGCCGGGCGAGGGTGAAGCCTCCCCTTGAGGGCCGCAGGCGGGCGAGTAGCGCGACCGTTTCCCTGGGGGACGGTGATGGCGCTCGGTCTTGCCCGCCTGCGGCTGTCTCCCGATGTGTTCTGGCGCCTGAGCCTGCCGGAACTGGCGGCCATGACGGGCGCGCCGGGTGAGCCCGCCGGCCTGTTGCGGCGGGATGTCGAGGCGCTGATGCGGCGATTTCCGGATTGAGCGCAATAGATCATTCCGCCTTGCGGGAGCGTCTCGGCCGTTGCCGTGGCTGTGAAAGGAAGGAAGTGCCATGACTGACGACGATACACTTTCGCTTTCCGTCGATCTCGATGCGGCGGCGGCACTTTCCGTGCTCGACGATCTCGAAAGCCGGTCGGCGCGCTTCGGCCAGGCGCTGACGTCTGCGCTGAAGGGCGCGACGACCGGGGGCAAGGGGCTGGAGGAGGTCTTGCGCGGGGTGGGGTTGAGGCTCACCGACATTGCCCTTTCGGCGGGCCTGAAGCCGCTCGAAACCCTGCTCGGCGATGTCGCGGGCAACCTGATCACCGGCCTATCCTCGGGTTTGGGATCGGCCGTTTCGGGTGGCCTCAGCACCTTTGCTCAAGGCGGCGTGCCCGGACGCGTCACGCCCTTTGCCGATGGTGGCGTGGTCGCGGCGCCGACCTACTTTCCCATGGCCGGCGGGACCGGACTGATGGGCGAGGCGGGGGCGGAGGCCATCCTGCCGCTGAGGCGCGGATCGGATGGGGCGCTTGGCGTTGCCGCAGAGGGCGGGGGCGGGGCGACGGTCATTCATTTCCAGGTGACGGCCAGCGATGCGGCGAGCTTTGCGAGGAGCGAAGGGCAGATCACGGCGATGCTGGCGCGCTCCGTCGGACGCGGGCGGCGGGGGATGTAGCGAGTAGGCAGTAGGCAGTAGGACAGTGGCTTGTCCCCGCGTCTGGTCCTGCGGGCCCCGTTTCCCAAGATCCGGCAGGGGCGATGCGTCCTGATGCCGAGGGCGCCCGCGAGCGCCACCTATGAAGCACTCCATCCTCATCAATCCATTCAACGGAGGCGGTCATGGCCTTTCATGAACAGCGTTTTCCGCTGCGCCTGTCGCTGACGACGAGCGGCGGGCCAGGGCGGCAGACGGAGATCGTATCGCTTACCAACGGGCGCGAGGCGCGCAATCGGCGCTGGCGGTTTTCCAGACGTCGGTATGATGTCGGAACGGCGGTGCGCTCGGTCGCGGATCTCTATGCTGTGTTGGAATTCTTCGAGGCGCGGGGCGGGCAACTGCATGGCTTTCGCTTTCGCGATCCTGTCGATGGCTCGTCGGCCCGGCCGGGCGAGGTGGTGACGGCGCTCGACCAGTGGATCGGCACGGGGGACGGCGAGACGTCTGCCTTCCAGCTGGTGAAGGCCTATGGCAATGGCGCGGCGGTGGAGCGGCGGCCGGTGGTGAAGCCGGTGGCGGGGTCGGTGCGGATCGCAATTGACGGCGTCGAGGTGATGGAGGGGGTAAACTGCGATGCTGCGACCGGGATTGTGACCTTTGCGGCAGGGCATGTGCCGGGTGAGGGGGCGGAGATCCGGGCGGGCTTCGACTATGACGTGCCGGTGCGGTTCGACACCGACCGGATCGAGATTGATCTCGAAGCCTTTCGCGCCGGTCGCATTCCCTCCATTCCGCTGATCGAGGTGATCCCGTGAGACGACTTCCCGAAGCGCTCGCCGCGCATGTGGCGACGGGCGAGACGACGCTTTGCCGCGCCTGGCGGGTCACCTGCCGCGACGGCTTTCGGCTCGGCTTTACCGAGCACGACCAGCGGCTTGCCTTTGACGGCACGGTGTTCGAGCCGGGCACGGGGTTTGCCGCGACCGAGGCAAGCAGCGCAAGCGGGCTGGCGGCCCCGGGCGTTGAGGTGCGCGGCGGGTTTTCGAGCGAGGCGATCACGCAAGCGGATCTGGCGGCCGGCCGTTACGACGGGGCGCGTGTCGAGGTATTCCTCGTCAACTGGCAGGAACCCGACGAGCAGCACTTGCTGATCACGGTGCAGGAGATCGGCGAGGTGAGCCGGGCGGGGCCGGGCTTTTCGGCGGAACTCCGGAGTTTTGCCCATCGCCTGCAGCAGCCGGAGGGGCGGATCTACAACCGGCGTTGCGACGCCGCTCTCGGAGACGACCGCTGCCGGGTGAACATGGCGGTGGCGAACCGAAGGCTGGAGGCGGTGGTTGAGGAGGTTCAGTCCGCGGATCGGCTGACCCTATCCGGCCTGCCCGATCTGGAGGACGGGCATTTCAGGCTCGGGCACTTGCAGTTCGACGCTGGCGCGCTGTCGGGCAGGCGGCTGGCGATCGAGGAGAGCGGGGCGGCGGCAGGCGGTCTCGTCGCGCTCCGGCTGTGGCTGCCGCTGGAGGCGCAGCCCTTACCGGGCGATGCCGTGACGTTGACGGTCGGCTGCGACAAGAGTTTCGCCACCTGTCGAGCAACGTTTGCCAATCAATTGAATTTTCGCGGTTTTCCGCACATGCCGGGCAGCGACTTTGCCTATTCCTATGTCAGCGGCGACAGCACCCATGATGGTGGGGTGCTTTACAGGTGATGGCTTCAAAACGCTCCCCTTGAGGGGCAAGGGGCGGAGCCGAAGGCCCTCTGTTGGCGGGAGCTCTGGCAAGGCCTGCCGACGGTGGTTTTCCCCCTTCGAAGTCTTGCGGGGCGTCGGCGCCATGGGGTGCTGCGATCCCGGAATTCCTTCTTCTCCAGCCTGAAAGGATACCCCATATGAAAATCATCTGCCCCGACGGAGACGGTTACTCCTACTATGTCCAGGCGGTCGACGAGAGCCGTTACGACAGGGCGAACCGTGTCGAGACCTTTCGGGTCAAGGCAGGCGACTACTGGAACGGGCCTGATGGCAGCGATGCCTTGAACTATCGCGAGCGCTGCGAGGCGCGGGTGACGACCGAGGATGCGGTGGGCTCCACCTGGCGCTACGCCTTTCACCTGAAGATCCCGGAGGACTATCCGGAATTCAGCCCGAAGCAGACCCTCGGGCAATGGCACAACGGATCCTATGACAGCGTCTTCAACCGTTACGAGGAAGGTGTCTTCACGATCTGCCTCAACAACAAGGAGACAGGCGTGTTCGACGAGACCGCGGTCACCGTCACTAAGGGTGTGTGGAACACCTTCAGCTATATCTTCACCTGGCATGCGACGGCCGGTGCCCTCGCAGCATCGGTCAATGGGCGAACGGTGTTGAAGCGCAGCGGATTGGCGCTCCTGCCGACGGCGACGACCTCGGTCTATTTCAAATACGGCATCTACCGCAACATGGAGGCGGGGCTTGTCGGGCCGGACCAGCACGTCAGCTATCGCCGAGTGAGCCGGGCGGCGGGGTGAGCGCAGACTGCCCCTCGCTGCGTCGTCCCCTTATCAGGTCCCGGCATCGCTGTTTTAAACCCGCCCACGCCGCCGTATCCCTTCCACTCCGGAGCCATCCCATGTCCATCACCGCAGATGTCCAGGCAATTGCCCGGACCTGGATCGGTACGCCCTATCGGCATCAGGGGTCTGTGAAGGGGGTGGGCTGCGATTGCCTGGGGCTCGTGCGGGGGATCTGGCGGGAGCTGTATGGGGCGGAGCCGGAGGCTGTCCCGGCCTATGCACCCGATTGGGCAGAGCGGGCGGGGGAGGAGCGGTTGCTCGGTGCGGCGCGTCGGCATTTTCTGAGTGTGCCGTCGTTTGCAGAAAGCCGTCTCGGAGATCTGGTGCTGTTTCGCTTTCGGCCGCATCTGGCGGCGAAACATGCGGGGATCTTGGCGCGGCTGCCTGAGGAGTGTTGCGGCACGGGCGGCGATGCCTCCATTGACCAATCCGGCGCCGTTCCCATCCCCGATTCCTTCATCCACGCCTATGAGCAATCGGCGGTGACGCTGTCGGCGCTGGTGCCGGGGTGGCGGCGGAAGATTGCCGGCATCTATCGCTTTCCCGAAAGGATCTGACGATGGCGACCATTCTACTGCAGGCGGCGGGAGCAGCCCTCGGTTCGGTTTTCGGCCCGGTTGGAGCCATCATCGGGCGGGCGGCAGGCGCGCTGGCGGGCAGCATGATCGACCGCAGCCTGATCGGCGGCACGCGGGACGTGATCGGCGCGCGGCTCTCCTCGGCACGTCTGGCCGGGGCGAGCGAGGGGACGGCGATCCCAAGACTCTATGGCACGGCGCGGCTCGGCGGCACGCTGATTTGGGCGACGCGCTTCGAGGAGGAGACGGTGACCGAACGGACCGGCGGCAAATCTTCCGGCGGGACGCGAACCACGACCTATCGCTACTATGCCAATCTGGCGCTCGGGCTTTGCGAGGGGCCGATCGCCGGCGTGCGCCGGGTCTGGGTCGACGGGCGGGAACTTGACACGACCGAGATCGAAATGCGGGTCTACAAGGGCACGGAGAGCCAGCCGGCCGATCCGCTGATTGTGGCCAAGCAGGGCAGCGACCGCACACCGGCCTATCGCGGGCTGGCCTATGTCGTCTTCGAAAGGCTGCCGCTCGATGATTTCGGCAATCGCATTCCGCTGATCCAGTTCGAGGTGATCCGGCCGGTGGGGGCGCTGGAGGACAAGATCAGGGCGGTGACGATCATTCCCGGCGCCACCGAACATGGTTATGCGACCACGCGCGTTTCAGACGCCCCACGCGAGGGCGAAAAGCGCTGGCTGAACCGCAACACTCTGGTTGCATCGACCGACTGGCAGGCGTCACTGGACGAGTTGCAGGCGCTTTGCCCGAACCTCGAAGGCGTGGCCCTCGTCGTTGCCTGGTTCGGCACGGATTTGCGGGTCGGAACCTGCCGGGTGCTCCCGGGCGTGGAAGTTGCGGTGCGCCGCGAGGAGAGCCGGCCCTGGAGCGTGGCAGGGATTTCGCGGGAAGAGGCCCATGTGGTCTCGCGCCATGACGGCGGTCCGGCCTATGGCGGATCGCCGGATGACCAGAGCGTGGTGGACGCGATCCGCGATTTGAAGGCGCGCGGCTTGAAGGTGACCCTTTATCCCTTTGTTCTGATGGATATTCCCGAGGGCAACGGTCTGGCCGATCCTTATGGCGGGACCGAACAGGCGGCCTATCCCTGGCGGGGGAGGATCACGGTCTATCCCTTAAGTGCCGACAAGACGGCCGCGGCGCGGGCACAGGTTTCGACCTTCGTCACGCGGAGTGAGGGTTATCGCCGGTTCATCCGGCATTATGCGGCGCTGGCGGCTTCCGCCGGCGGGGTGGACCGGTTCCTGTTGGGCTCGGAACTGAAGGGCCTCACGACGCTGCGTGACGAGGCCAACGCCTTTCCCTTCGTCGAGGCGCTGGTGACGCTGGCCGGTGAGGCAAGCGACCTCCTGGGCGGCTCGACCGCGATTTCCTATGGGGCGGACTGGAGCGAATATTTCGGCCACCAGCCCGCGGATGGGTCGGGTGATCTCTTCTTCCATCTCGATCCGCTTTGGGCGAGTACTGATGTCTCGGCCGTGGGGATCGACAATTACATGCCGCTCGCCGACTGGCGGGACGAGGATCTGGAGGAGGCGAGTCCGGACGGGTTTACGGGGGCGGATGATGCGGAGGGGTTTGGCCGTCTGCTGACGGCGGGTGAGGGCTTTGACTGGTTCTATGCCAGCGAGGCGGACAGGCAGGCGCGGGAGAGAACGCCGATCACCGACGGTGCCCATGGCAAGCCCTGGGTGTTCAGGTTCAAGGATCTCGAAAGCTGGTGGGGCAACCGCCATTACAACCGCATCGGCGGTGTCGAGCAGGCGAGCCCGACGGCCTGGGTGCCCGAGATGAAACCCTTCTGGTTCACCGAACTCGGCTGCGGCGCGGTGGACAAGGGGGCGAATCAGCCGAATGTCTTTGTCGATGCCAAATCGGTGGAGAGCGGGAGGCCGTATTTCTCGGGCGGCGCGCGCAGCGACAGCCAGCAGCGCCGCTTTCTGGAGGCACATCTCGACCATTGGCAAAGCGGCAATGCGCCGGATGGCATGGTCGATCCCGAGGGCATCTTTGTCTGGACCTGGGATGCGCGGCCCTATCCGGCCTTTCCGCAGAACACAGTGCTCTGGGCCGACGGGTTGAACTGGCGTACCGGCCACTGGCTGAACGGCAGGCTGGGCACGGCGACGCTGGCCGATACAATTGCCGCGATTCTCAGGGATCATGGCTTTGACGATTACGGTGTGTGGGAGGTGGCGGGCGATCTCGGCGGTTACGTGAAGGGGGATCTCACTTCCGCGCGCGATCTGATCGAGCCGCTGATCGAACTCTTCCAGATCGACGTGATCGAGGATGGCGGGCGGTTGAGATTTCGCACGCGGCCCACGGCAAGTCTGCCGGCGCGCGGGATCACGGTGCTGGCCGACCTCGCCGATCAGCCGCTCTGGAGCGAGACGCGCGGGCATGACAGCGACTTTGCCTCCGAGGCGCTGGTGACTTTCTATGATCCGGGCGCTGACTATGCCGAGGCGAGCGTGCGCTCGCGCAAGGTGGAGGCCGCGACCGAGCGGCAGCTCGCCCGCGACCTGCCAGCTGCGATCCCCGAGGAGACGGCGTTGGCTGCTGCCGAAGGCTGGCTGCGCGACAACCGGCTGGCGCGGCGAACCCTGCAATTGGCGCTGGGCCCGGGGGAGATCGCGGTCGAGCCCGGGGATGTGCTGCGCTTCCCGGACGGGCCGGAGGGGCGATTTCTGGTGCAGGCGATCGAAGAGGGTTTCGAGCGACGTCTGACGCTCAGGGCTTTCGCCGGCAAGGTCTCGGCGCCGGTGGCGGTGGTCGAGCCGGACCGGTTGCCGGATGGCGGCGGCGCTCAGGGTTTTGCGCCGGTCGTGACCTTCCTTGATCTGCCGAGGCTGGAGGGCGCGGGGCATCAGGGCGATGCGGCCGTGGCGGCTTTCGGACGACCCTGGCGGCGACTTGCCGTGTCGAGTTCGCCGGAGACGGAGGGCTATCGGCTGAGGCTGACGCTCGATCGCCCGGCGACGCTGGGTCGACTCTTCGAGACACTGTCCCCGGGGCCGGTCGGACGTTTCGATCTGGCGCAGTCGGTCGTGGTCGAGCTGTTCGGCGGGGCTTTTGCATCAGTGAGCCGAATCGCGGTGCTGTCGGGGACGAACCGGATTGCGGTGCGGGCGGCGAATGGCGGCTGGGAGGTCATCGGCTACACCGAAGCCGAGGAGATTGCGACCGGGCGCTTCCGTCTGAGCGGCTTGCTGCGCGGGCTCGGCGGTACCGAGGACGCGACGGCTGCCGGGGCGGGCGTCGATGCCGAGGTGGTGTTGCTCGACGAAGCGGTACGGTCGCTCGGGCTCGACAATACCGAGCGCGGCATGAGCCAGAACTGGATCCTGGAGCCGATGGGGCTGGTCACCGAGCTCTCTGGGCCGCATGTCTTCGACGGCGGCTTGCGGGCAGAGACGCCGCTCTCGCCGGTGCATGCCAAGGCGGTCCGGCTTACCTCGGGAGATCTGAGGATTTCGTGGACAAGGCGTAGCCGCGTCGAGGCCGATGCCTGGACCGACGGCGACATCCCGCTCGACGAGACGGAGGAACGCTACCGCCTGGAGGTGCTGGCGGGCAGTGCCGGTGTCCGCATGATCGAGGTAAACAAGGCGGAGTTCACCTACGCGGCTGACGATGAGCTGGCCGATTTCGGTGTGCCACAGACGCTGATTGCAGTGCGGGTGCGCCAACTCGGGCGGCTGGCCGCAGGGCTGCCGCTGGAGGCGGTCATCGCCATTTCCTGATGTTCAACGAAGAGGAGAGAGTCATGCTGGATATGAAACCCTGGTACCAGTCGAAGACCGTCTGGGGCGCCCTGATCGCGATTGCCGCACCGCTGCTCGGGCGGGCCGGGCTGGACGTCGGCGGCGCCGAGCAGGCGGAGATCGCCGACGCTCTGACGACTCTCGCCGGCACGGTCGGCGGACTTCTCGCGCTATACGGACGCCTGACCGCGACGAAGGGCGTGGGCGGATGAGGGATGGGCGCGGGCCTGTGAACGGTCTTGTGTTCCGGCAGGCTTCGCTTTTGCAACATGGACGGAGGGCAGTTTGAGAACCGCTCTCTCCACCATCACATCGTGATGATTACGCGGCATTCATTTGCCATTCAGAAGGCTTGCGGTACATAATTTGCCGAAGTGGACGTCATCCAAGAAGTAGCAGCAATGGCATCTTTCATGAAATACACGGGCCTGGCGCTGGCCTTGACCGTGGCGGCTTTGCCGGTGGGCGGGAGCGATGCCGTGGCGGCGGATTGCCGGGCGGCGGCGGCACGCGTCGTGGCCGAGGTCGGCGGGCAGTTGCTTTCGGTGCGCGAATCGGGCGGTGAATGCGTGATCGTGGTGCTCGTTCCGGGCAACGGAAACGAACGGCCGCGCAAGGTGACCATGCGCGTCGCCGAGTGA